ACCAATCATGCGGCGGGTAAACCATGAACCTCATTTGTAGTCCACAAGACTTGCATGTGGGTGCAACATTCATTCTTCTTCCTCCTGGTCACAGTTGCACCATCGAACTTTCTTCCAACAACAAACTTTCACTGCCAGCCCACCCATGTTTCGATAGCTTCAGCAATTCGCTCAAGAGCTTTCATCGATCTACACGACGTGCAAACCTCATTCTCGTCATACATGTGCGTCTTGAACGTCTTGTAGCATTCGTCGCACGTGCAATCCTTCGTGAACGTCGGCAGTTTACTCATACGTTTCACCGTCCAGGTACGCGTCAGCTTGTCGGAAGGTCGTCTGGAGACGTTGCAGAGCCTCCAGGCCCAACGTCTTGACCGCGATGTCAACGATCTGTGAGACTTTGAGCTTCTTTTCCTTCGCCAGTGTCAGAATCGCATGCGTTTCGTCGCTTACAGTTATGCTGTATTGGTTCCCCATGAGCCTATCGAAGCGGCTGGAGGTAATAAAAATAATGTTATTACCCTATCCAACTGATAGGATTCCCAAGGAAAGACTAAACCCTATGGCTGGTTGGTAAACAGGGAGGGTGGCGTGGGGACTAACTTAACACGAGCCGTCACCCATAGAGAAGATTAGGTGCTGTTTATGTAGCACTGCGCGCTTTGACTGGTTCATGGCGAAAGAATCGTTCTTCATCCGTAAAGCCGTGCCTGTGACTAATGGATCAATCGAAGAGGTTAGCATTGACCTTGGCTTTGTGGTTGATGCTTTGGGGAAGAGCGTTTGCCGCATTCACAACATTGCCGTTCAATATGCAGTGACTACATTTGCAGGAACAACTTCTGACGACATCACTTCTTCTTTTGAATTGGGGACTCAATCCGCTCCAACATCTTATTTGACTGCGGCTGACAAGAGCTTGATTTCAAGCGGTGCTTTGTCGGGTGGCGTTGATTCAGCCGGCAAACAGACATTCCTCTCTCAAGCATTGGATGTGGCCCCTCAACATTGGACAAACGGATATTTGGTTGGAGTTGATCAACTTTACTTGCGTGCGAACGGCGTTCGCATGGTTGGAGCAATTTACATTGTCCTGGAATGCACCGTTGAAACCATGAGCCAAAGTGCGGCAATGGGACTTGCTTTGAGCCAACAATGAGGTGGCTCATTTGTGCGAAACCTGCAACCTGCTCCGTCAATTGTTGATTGACCGAGGAATGAGTCCCTCGTTGGCGATGGCGATAGGCTCCAGCGTGGGCGAGCGTGTTGAGATGGCCGCTCCGATCGTGGCGACCAAAGCCAGGAAGAAAGTCTCTGCATACAACCGCAAATACAAGGCCGCTTTCAAGAAGGTCGCTCCTCGATACAAACTGAAGAGCGGTAAGTGGAAGGCTGGCGGCTTCAAGCGAGCGGTCAAGGAAGCACACAAGATGGCCGGAGGGAAGCGTAAGTGAAGCGTCGCACGTTACGAGGGCAAGTTACCGACCTCATTCCCAAGCGTCTGGTCGTTGATGATGGTCGTTTGACTTTGGGCTATCGTGTTGTTTCTTTCCACGTTTGGCCCGACTTCAATAGCGACGATTCCGTGTTTGCTACGTTGGGGACTCAGTATGACATGCTTTCAACCGCCAACGCTGGCGACAACCGGCAGATTGGATGGGCGATTGGATCGGTGGACGCAACTGGGACAAATCGTGGAGGTCAAATGTGGTCCGTGCTTGACCCCGATCATATCGTAATTCAAGACCTCTACATTCTCAGCAATCGAAACACGACAGTGAATTACCTGGTTGAACTTGAACCCGTCGAACTCTCGGACGATGAAGTCGTCCTCACACTAATCAAGGAGCGTAGCCAAGATGACCTCAGATGAAACCACCGTTGAAGAAACTGCATCTGCACCAAACCGAACGCAACGTTTCGCCTCCTGGCTCATGGAGCGAGAGGAGCGACGCCAGGAGAAAGAGTCCAACCTGGAGGGGCTCGTTCGTCTGAACGTCCTCGTTTCGTTTCTTACTCTCGGCCTCGTCGGTGGGTTTGAAACTGTTCAACTTGCTATTTCGATGATTCCTTACTTGTGAACGTCGCAGATCCAGATGTCGGGTTCAACCCGCGGACGTTTGAACGAGAAGAACGCCAGAATCGGACTGTGCTGCAGGTCAACCCGGTCAACTTCGCCCTGGTATCCACAGACCGCGCACGTGACTTTCATCAAAACACCCATTCATCATGTTCTCGATCATAGGCTTGACCGCATTCACAGTCCCACCAATCATGCGGCGGGTAAACCATGAACCTCATTTGTAGTCCACAAGACTTGCATGTGGGTGCAACATTCATTCTTCTTCCTCCTGGTCACAGTTGCACCATCGAACTTTCTTCCAACAACAAACTTTCACTGCCAGCCCACCCATGTTTCGATAGCTTCAGCAATTCGCTCAAGAGCTTTCATCGATC